CTATCAATGTCTATAACGCATAACTCCACTAATTTATCTTTGTAATATTCAATATTAAGCATTCCTCTCCTCCTTAATTCAACACTAATGTTACATCGTCTAATAGATGTACAAGATTATCTTTGAAATAGAATAATTCTCCAGCACAAGAAGAATTAATATTTACAGCATTATATGTCATATAAGACGCTGAGCTCTTGCTATCATTAATTTCTTTCGTTTTTAGATAATAATTGCTTTCAAATTCAAATACATCTCCGACTACTAGTTCTTTGAATTTTCTTAAATTACTTCTGTTATCTTCAATCTTCATCTTTCCATCTCCTTTCAACCTATAGCGTGATATGCTATCCAAACGATAAATATAAAAATTGCAATTAAGCACTCTGCCAGAAAAATATATGCATATACATCACTGTCAAATATGTTAATTAAAATCCATATATTTCCAATCGCTAGTATGCCTATTAGCATTGCCTTAATTAATTTTATCCAATCCATCTAGTCCTCACTTTCTGCTAATTTTGCGTATTTCCAAGAATTTACGTCATGTTCGTTTACAGCACTCCAAGATGTTTTTCCCTCTTTCCAAACATACACCCTTCCATTTTCATATTTAGCAAAATACCTTTTAATCCATTCTGATTTTAAGATGTCTTTAACCAATATAGGTGTATCAACCTTGACTTTCGACCAATCAACTTTTGGTTCTTCGTATTCGGAGAATAGCCAATTATCTGTTCTATAAAAGCAACCGATTTCTTCGCTACGCAACTCGCACATATTACACGCAGCTTCCTGACACATACATGGCTTTCCATCTATAACTGCCAGTTCAGTAGGGTTAAGCACTCCAATATTCTCCAATTCTTCTTTATACTTTTCGATATTTAACATTCTCTCACTCCTTAACATTTCTTAACATTTTTGTCCTTTAGTTCCTGCTTCTTTTTGTTCTTGGTTCTGTCTAACCTTGCCATTAGAATCCCAGTTTCCGTAATCTCATTTGAATTGTTCAACCCGTTGCAGTTGAGATATAGTAGTTCCGACCGGGTTATGCACCTTAAATTGTCGATGTCGAAATTTCTCTTATTTCCATCAAGTAATATTATTGTGCAGCCTTCGGGAATTTTTCCCTTAGCTTCTTCATACACAACTCTCTGCTTTAATCTCCACTTGTTAGGCTCCGCAACCTTAACCTCTATGTATCCGTCTTTTGAAATTCTTTCACTTCCAACAGGTCTGTGGTTTGGTGGAACGTTGCCCTTTGCAAACATTGTGTGTTTTACTTTTTCATAAACTTCCTTTGGCATTTTCTTGCCCTTGTTGTGCGGTGCCTGCCCTTTTCTGAACTTGCCACTTAATCCTGAATTTAATTTATTGTTTGCCTTGTAGGATTTAATCGTTCTACTTGTTACGTTGGTATTGAATTTCTGATTAAACAGATCCGCAAGCTCCTGGTTATATCTTCCCTTGTAATTATCCAGAATGAATTGCTTCATTTCATCTGTGTATTTCATTCCATACATTGCTTACAGCTCTCCATTCATTTGTTTGTTATCCCAAGCAATGGAATTTCCACATCCTCACCGCTTCCGTATTCATCAAAGTGCTTTTTCGCCTGCAATGCCAAGTTTCCATTATCAATGATTGTCTTGGCAATCTTGTTGACCGATTCACTTCTCTTGATTTCCTTATCAAGTTCTTCCATTGACAGCTCATCATCATTTATTCTTTCAATTGCTTCAAACAAATAGTTGTTCAAATCTGATAGTGTATTCTTCATTGGTTATTTACTCCTTTGCCTTTAAATTAATTTATTTAATCACTGTTCTTAAGTCTCTTCTTTCGCTGTCCATATCTATTCCACATTCTTCTGCAATTATGCTTATCTGCTCTTCCCATGTGCTGTAATCCTCTGCAATGCATTCAGCCTTGTTGTCGAATCTCTCAAACATCTGCTTTATTCTTTTGTTACCAAAACCAAATTCATCATGCATTGTTACAGCCATTAGGATTTTTACATACAGTACTGTGTTGTACTTAACATTGTCACTGAATTTGTCTAAGTCTGCCTTTGATACCCTTAAAGGTAGGTCAATGGCATTTCTCATTTTCAGGTCTGTTTCCAAGGCATCCAATCCCTTTTCTCTTGCAAACCTCAGAGCATATGCCATACCCTCACGTCTTGCCTGTTCCTCTTTTGACATTCTTGCCATCCTTATTTCCTCCATTGCCATAAGCTTTTGCCTTAAAAGCCTTTAGTGCGTTATCTCTCGTTTTTCCATCTTTTATGAACTTTTCCTGTTCATATGTTAAAATGCAGCCAAATTCCTTACTTGTCTTTTTTCTCATTTAATTCCTCCAGCTTCGCCTTAAGCTCTGCTCTCTCTTCCTTGATTCTTGCCAATCTTACGTGATCATCTGCTGATAAGATTGAAACTGAAAATAAAATCTGCGATTCCATTCTGTCCAATTCCTCTAAGCGAATTTCTATGTCCTTAACTTTCATTTTGTTGTTTCCTCCTCTTGTCTCTGTTTTCAATAAGTCGTCTTTCCAATGCCTGATAGTCATATTGCCTTTGGTCATTAAATGTCTTCTTGTTTTGTTGCTCTTTCTTTATAGGATAAAAATTACTCCAATCACCTGCTATGGCATTCTTGACTGCCTGTATTTTCTCCTCGTCCGTGTCTGCCACCTGTTCAAGTCTCTCAATCAATGTCTGTATCTGATAGCCAACAATCTGTCTTCCCTTTTGTTCCCTAAGTTCCAGAAATTGCCTAAACACGTCATTAAGGTTTTCGTTGGAAAAATACTTTATATTTTCTTTACTTTCCTTTACTTTGCTTTCCTTTACTTTACTTTGCTTTACTTTACTTGTTGAATTTCTGCATACATTTTTTTCATTTCTGCATACATTTTTCCCGATTATGTTTACATTTCCCTTAAAATTGGCAACACTAACTAAAAGGTATTCATCTATAACTTGAATTTCCGTTCTTCTTTTAACAACATCAAAATACTGTCTTTGTATTCTCTCCGATGTTAAAATGGCATATTTCTTGAACATACTCTCGTTAAAAATACCTATCTTAATGGCATGGTTAACTACCTGGTTTATTAAATTTAAATCCACACCGCTGTTCCCACCGAACCATTGCAACAAAAACAGAAGTGGGCTTCTTTCTATCCATTCACAGTAATACCCCTTATCTGAATATATTTTCTGCCAGAGTTTGACTATTACAGCAAATCCCTTTATGCCATAGGCTGCTTCAATTTCAGCCATGTTATCGTTAGTGTGACAATCTAATAGGAAACTCTCTATTCCTACCTTTGCCATTACTATTCTCTTTCCATCATTACCACCCTGCCCACTGGACAAGGTGGTTCATTAAATTAAGCCATTATTACAATGTTTGTTCCAAGTTCCTTTAAGTTCTTTTCAAGATACTTCTTTATTTCAGCCTTAGCCTGATTTACCCAAAGTCCACCATCAGCTTCTATTAATGTGAACTCAGGCATGTTGTCAGAGCCGTCAATTCTAAATACAAAACTTGATTCAGGCTGCGTAATTTCAAGAAATGTTCTGTATGGAATGAGTGACACCGGATTTGGAACTATTACGTCTGCACGACTGGCAACTCCCTGCTGGATTGTTGTCTTCTGTGTCACACCATCATCACCATAATTAGCTGTGGTTTTTGCTTCTATGTTTCCTGCAACCTTCATTATTGCTTCAAGGTCAGATGTCTTTACAAACATTGACTGTAATTCAAGAATAAACTTGTCCTGTGTTACCCAGCGGTTTGCCTTTAAGTTCCTTGTCACAGTATGTTCTTCCATTAATTTCCACTATCTTTGGCTCCATTGCCTGTTCCTTTAATTCTGTTACATACTTCATTGCTTCCTTTATCATTTTTATAATCCTCCTATGCTTCTCCTACTTTTCTTAAGTCAACTATTTTATTGTTTCCAATTATCTCACCTGTTTCAGTATCCACCTGCACGGTTTCATTCTCATACATTGTGTTTTCATCAAAGGTCATCTGTCCCGGTAATTCGCTACCAATTTCCACTGCCTCAATGTCTCCTGTCTTAAGGTTTGTTCCACAGGTCATTGTTGTTACTGCTCCCAGTTCAGGTGCAAGTGATGTCTTTGCCACAACTCCTGTTGCAACAAAGTTTCTTGTTTCATTCGGCTTGAATGCTATTGTTACAGTGATTTTTCTTGTAGCCTTTGCATCCGTGTTTGGATCCTGAATGTTCTTCATTACCTTTTCCATTGCCCTGTTTACCTGAACCGTGAATGCTCCGTTTGCAAACTCCTCCATGTTAATGTGTTTCATTGCTTCTTTCCTCCTTAATGTAGTTTCCTGCTTCATATTCCCTATATATCTGCATCCAATCATCAAGTGTCATTGTCACCAGAATGTCTGCATTGTTTTTCTTGTGAAACACTGCCGGAAGTTCATCCTGCCTTGAATCTCTTCTTGCCTGCTCCATCCAGTCATACAAGTGCATTTTTTCCTGATGTTTTGCTTCTATATGTATTCCCGGAAGTCCCACAACGTCTGCATCACCATTTGCCCCACAATACTGCTGGCCTCTTCTGGTTCTGTATCCGTATTCCCTTAGATGCCCGGCAAGTTGTCTTTCAAACCTTGCCCCCTTCTGCCTTGCATTAACTGCCATTCTGTATCTCCCTTACTCTTTTCCTTGTTGCCAGCAACGACCAACCTATTCTCTTTAATCTGCTGCTTTCCTGCTTGTAATACTTAATGACAAGTTCATCTTCCTCGCCCTCTATTGGTTGAAAATACCCTTGTCCATTGGATAGATTAAGTATTACCGTGTTTCTTCTGGCCATTGCAATTTCTTCCCTTATGTCTCTGTCTGACAATCCTGTCACCTTCTCTAGCTTTTTTCTTGAAATCGCATTGTCCTTTCCGAAAGGGATGTAATCTGAAATGTTCATTGTCACGTCTCCTTTCTGCCTGCCACCATTCAGGTGGCAGGTCTTACAATTTTGTGATATATATTTTGATTTATGACTGTCTGTTTTTTAATAATTGAAGAATGGCTTTGATTCTGTCTGAACCTTGTTTTCAGCCGGTTCCTCATTGTTTTTCTTTTCTTCTGGAACACTCTCTGTTTCCTCAACTGTCTGTTCTGCTGTCTGCTCCACTACTTCCTCATAAGTTTCATCTTCTGACTGCTCAACAGGTGTTGTTTCCACATATGTATGTGTTCCATCCTCATTAATTACTGTCATGTCGCTGTCAAGTGCTGTCTGTAGGTCAATGCTCATTATTCCCCACTTGCTTATGATTTGTCTCAACATTGTCTTGTATGCCATTCCGTCAAAGTCCTTGCTCCAGAAGGTCCACTTCGTTCCCTTCTTCAAGTCTGATGCATATCCCTGTGAATACTTCACTGCGTGAGCCTTCATCTTTTCCTTTGACCAGTACATTGCCTTCCTGAATCCATTGACATACTCAAACATTGCATAATAGCCAATTGTTTCTGCCTTTTCTCTCTCATTTTCATCTGAAATGAGATTTACTTCTATGTCTTCATTAAGTGGATCGAATCTGATTAACTCACCTTTCTTAATTGCCAGCACATTTAACTTCTTGTACTGTCCTGATCTGATTGCCAGCTGAATGTAGCCCTTGTATCCAAGCTGGAACTGTGCCACCTTTGTTCCTGTTTTGTTATCCTTGAACGGAACCATGTAATACTGTCCAAGCTGTGGACTTGGAGATAGATTAAGACTCTCTCCAAGCAATGCTGCACTTACTATTGATGAATTTTGACACTCCTGTAATGTTGGATTGTTTCCAACCGCACTTACTATTGAACTGATGAATCTCTTTCCGTTCTTTCCGCCAACAACCTCATTAATCTGATTCTTTACCGCATCATTTTTCAAATATGCCGTAAAACTTGTTTCTTGTCTTTTTGCCAAACTGTTTGATACTGCCATTTCATTTCCTCCTACTGTATCTGCTCATATTTAATGTTGTTTTTCGTAAGGAACTCACCCAATGCATTGAGCTGGTTTCCTGTTCCACACACCCTGATTACTATTGTGTGTGTCTTCTCTTTCTGATTTTCTTCTGTTCTTTCTTCCTGTGCCTCTTCCTCAACAGTCTGTGAAACACTTTCCTGCTTCTGCTCCGGTTCCTTCTTTCCTGCCTCTGCAAGTTTTTCGGCTTCTGCCTTTTCTCTTGCACCTGGAACATTATCAAGAATCCATTTTATTTCTGTACCGGAAAAATATCCATCAATAAGCAATCCGGTTTTATCAATAAACATCTGCTCTTTTCCAGCTGCCTTTAATTCGTCGCAATATGGAGCCGTTCTTCTGTCTGCCCATCCGATTGCATTATATACAGGCTCCCCTGTGTTCTTATCATAAACAACTACTGTTTCACGCTGATTTGTAATACCAGCTGCCTTAATCTGCCTTGGATCAATTCCTGCCTGAAGAACAACTCTGTTAATAACTTCTTTTGTGGTCAGCCATATTTCTTTTGGGTCCTGCTCCACCCATCCTGGCTGTGGATAATACTGAGCAAACTCTTTCGCACATATTGCTATGATTTCGCTATCCTTATTAAAGAGCACCGCACGTGCACTCGTAGTACCTTCGTCAATCGTCATGATATACTCTTCCATGTTCACCCTCCCAATACATTAAAATCACTTCTCAGCTTCAGTCCTGTACAATTCCATGATTCTTCGACCAAGCTGATAATCAATAATTAACACATCAATTAACTTTCCTTTAAGAGCACTTAAAACTGTCTGCGCCTTATAACCCCCGGACGCAATCGTTATCTTTGTATCAATTTTCTTAAACTGCTCAAAACCAATCGTTATCATCCGGTCTGCAAGTTCTGTCTTACACTCCTTACCGTCTTTATCAAAGAACCGCAGTGCAATATCTCCGACAACAGACTGTTCCTGTAACCATCCCAGTTCTTCTTTGCTCATAAATTCCGGTTTCGCCAGAACGGAATTTAATTCCGGATAAAATGAACCAGTTCCGTTAATTGAAATATTTATATTGTCAAACATCTGAAAAACTTTTTTATTATTTTTCTCCTGCTTGATAATATCTGCTGCTTTCTTACTACTCATTAGAGCTTCTGTAAGTAAATAATAATGCATCCCCGAAAAAGCCTTTGCCATTCTTAATACTAATGTCCGCACATCCAGTTCATTTCTGCAACATGCAATACTCCCATGTAAAGTTACAAATGTTGCATCTACTTTCTGTGCAGGATTTAGATAATTAATAAGCCGATAAATCGTACTTCCCCAGGTAATTCCTAAAACATCATTTTTCTTTATGATTCTCTGTAAATATCTGGCGCCTTCCAGTGCTACTAATTTTTTGGCACTTTCTTCATCGCCTAAATAGTTTCCATCTTCTGCCTCTACAGCTAACCCTGGTGCGATAATAACATCTTTCAGTCCGAATGTTTCTTTCAACTCCTTCTCCAGCGAAATACATTCTACATAGGGATCTCTTATCACAAACTCTACAATCCTCTCCTGCTTTGCTTTCTTCAACATTCTTGAAACTGTAGTAACAGATATTTGCAAGGCTTTCGCAATTTCATTTTGGGAATAATTTTCTATATAATACATGTAAGCAATTTTTATTACCAAAAATGCAGATTGATTATACATATCTACAGTCACAGCCAGGTCTCCCCTTTCTAGTCAAGTAATAATCAACTAATCTTGTTTTTATATTATCCCTATTTTTTGCCAAACACAACAATGAAAATTTTTTCACTCCCATATAATATCACACAATGCATAAATGCCTATAAATTTTTTAACAATTTATAGGCATTTATGCATTGTGTGATATCAGAACGATCTTTCTTGTAATTTATTCTGATTTCAATATTATAAATTTATTCTGTTAAATACTTGTCCCCATCTGCAAAAGGTGCACAAGCTATAATGTACTCGTTATATTCGTCCGTCGGATTAGAGACTTTATGGAATTCTCCTGGCTCAATATGGAACATCTGTCCTTCTTCTACAATAGTTGTAACTCCGTTAATCTCTACCTGGAGTTTTCCCTTAAGGACATAGAAATTCTCTTCCATAATCCGATGTACATG